CGTTCGGCACTAACACCTGGTTCTATGTATTCCGTCAGAAGCCGGGCCATGAAGATGCGACCCAGCAGACCCTGACGCTGACCTTCAGCAGCGCCGGTGTGTTGACCAACATCGACAACAAGCCTGCCCTGACTAAATAATCCGGTGTCAGAAATGCAAAAAGGTGCTCATTGAGCACCTTTTTTGTATCTGAGTTCTTACGAAGAATCGTAGCCCCGGTAAGCGCAGCGCCACCGGAGAAGAAAGCGCTACTTACTGGCCTTCTCCGCGCGCTGACGACGCAGCTCTTTCGGGTCGGCAATCAGCGGACGATAAATCTCCACCCGGTCGCCCTCTTTCAGCACATCGCCCAGCTTCACCGGACGGCTGTAAATCCCGACCTTGTTCTTCGCCAGGTCGATATCGCTGCGAAGTTCGAGGATGCCGGAAGCACGGATGGCCGCCTCAACGGTCGCCCCCTCCTCCAGCGTCACGCGCTGTAGATACTGCTTCTCCGGCAGCGCATAAACCACTTCTACAGCAATCTTATGCGACACTGTAAACCTCTTTGGCGCGGGTGGTGAACGCCTGAACCATATTCGATGCCAGCTCTTTAAAGATGCGGCCAAACGCCAGCTCAATCAGCTTATTGGTAAACTCGAAGTCCAGATGGAACTCAATGCGGCAGGCGTCAGCGCTCAGCGGCGTAAACTTCCAGCCTCCCATCAGGGTCTTGAACGGACCATCCACCAGATGCATCAAAATGCTCTGATTGCTCGTCAGCGTATTGCGGGTGGTGAACGTCTTGCTGATCCCCGCTTTGGAGACATCCACCGCCGCGGTCATCTGCGTCGGGCCGGATTCCAGAACGCGGCTCCCGGTGCATCCCGGAATAAATTCTGGATAAGACTGAACATCGTTCACTAACTGATACATTTGTTCCGCGCTGTAAGGCACAAGCGCAGTACGGCTAATCTGAGGCATAGCATTTCCCATGGTCACACAACGGACAAATAATAACATTTATCACCTGTTAAAAAAACGCTAAGCCTCATCTCGTGCTAAGATAGCGCGTTAGACCTCACAGGACGCAATGAGGTGACTTTTTGAAATCAGATTACCGACGGCTTTACGACACTTATGACGAAGAAAAAAGCACATAAACCAGGCTCGGCGACCATTGCGCTCAACAAGCGTGCTCGCCATGAGTATTTCATTGAAGAAGAATTTGAAGCTGGCCTTGCCCTGCAGGGCTGGGAAGTAAAATCGCTGCGCGCCGGGAAAGCCAACATCGGCGATAGCTACGTCATCCTGAAAGATGGCGAAGCCTTCCTGTTCGGTGCCAACTTTACGCCGCTGACTGTCGCCTCTTCGCACTACGTGTGTGACCCAACGCGTACCCGTAAGCTACTGCTGAACAAGCGTGAACTGGAATCCCTCTACGGGCGCATTAACCGAGAGGGCTTTACCGTGGTCGCGCTGTCGCTGTACTGGAAAAACGCCTGGTGCAAAGTAAAAGTTGGCGTTGCCAAAGGTAAAAAACAGCACGACAAACGTACTGACCTGAAAGAGCGCGAATGGCAGCTCGACAAAGCGCGCATTATGAAAAACGCAGGACGTTGATTCTGCATACTTATTGTACTATTCAATAAGTTAGCGTTCCGGGCTGGTATCCAGGAAGTGAAATCTGGTATACTGAGTTCAACACTATTGGGGCTGATTCTGGATTCGACGGGATTTGCGAAACCCAAGGTGCATGCCGAGGGGCGGTTTGCCTCGTTAAAAGCCGCAAAAAAATAGTCGCAAACGACGAAAACTACGCTTTAGCAGCTTAATAACCTGCTCTGAGCCCTCTCTCCCTAGCTTCCGCTCTTAAGACGGGGATCAAAGAGAGGTCAAACCCAAAAGAGATCGCGTGGAAGCCCTGCCTGGGGTTGAAGCGTTAAAACTAATCAGGCTAGTTCGTTAGTGGCGTGTCTGTCCGCAGCTGGCGTGCGAATGTAAAGACAAACTAAGCATGTAGTACCGAGGATGTAGAAATTTCGGACGCGGGTTCAACTCCCGCCAGCTCCACCACTTTTGATAGGACTGCAACCGGACAGCGGCAATAAAAACAGCCACTTACGGACACTGACCAGACAGCAGGCAGACCGAGAAAAGACAAAAATATGCACGTGAAATGCACGTGTACTTTAAAAGAACCCCAGATCTCACGGTCTGGGGTTTTTCTATTTGTAACTAAGGGTAACAAAATCCCCTCCTCCTTTCGCGCCCCGCTCGCCTTGACACTGTTTATTTTTACAGTAAAAATACTGTATACAACCACAGTGGTTTTCCGGAGGCTTTTATGTTCGTTGAACTGGTATATGACAAACGCAATGTAGAGGGGCTCGAAGGGGCCAGAGAGATTATCCTGGCAGAACTGACGAAACGAGTGCACCAGATTTTCCCTGATGCCGAAGTAAGGGTGAAGCCGATGCAGGCGAACGGCCTGAATAGCGATGCCAGCAAAAGCGATCGGGAGAAGCTGAACCGCATGCTGGAGGATATGTTTGAAGAAGCCGATATGTGGCTGGTATCTGAGTTCCCGACAGTTCGCCAGGTTGGGCTGTAAAATTGTGTAGGCCGCCAGCCTAAATTCTCACCGGCGGCCTGCCTTATCTTTAGTCACCACCCACAGGAAACTTCTTGTAGAGGGTAGACACTCCTACGTCGTAAATTATCGCTACACGCTGGCGCGATTGCCCTGCTGCAATCAACCTCCCAGCCTGCGCCCATTGTTCGGGTGTTAGCTTTGGACGCCTACCGCCTATTCTACCTTTTGCCCTTGCCACGGCTAAACCTGCTCGCGTTCTTTCAATAATATTTTCTCTTTCCATCTCGGCCGCAGCGCTCAGCATTGTGTATGCGAATCGGCCGATTGAAGTGCTGATTCTTATACCTTCAGTGATTGAGACAAACTCAATATTATTAGCCCGGAAATAGCGCAGTAAATCGACGAGGTGTATGAGTGAGCGTCCAAGCCGATCCAGCTTCCAGACGATGACGGTGTCACCAGGTCGCAGTAACTTCATCATCTTATCCAGCCCCGGCCGTTTCGACTTTGCACCGGATATTTTATCGTCAAAAATGTGGTCACATTCTATACGATTAAGCGCCTCTAACTGTAATTCAAGATTTTGGTCAAAAGTTGATACCCTTGCATACCCATATTGCATGTTTTTTAGCCACCTTTTTCTACGAAAAAAACAGGTGACGTTATCGGTATGGCTGGCGCAGGGCAACCTATAAAACGTCGGTTTAGGAACAGCCTCAAAAAGGAATGTCGGCAACGGCGCAAACCAAATCCCCGACATGTCTTTTTTCACGAAAACTTTTTCAGGTGGGAACGTAACAGGGGTATTCACATTTCCGAATGGCATGATTGTTCAAATTGGTTCTATAGGTGCTATTCCTGCGGGGACTTCGCTCGAAGTTGTTTATCCGATACCTTTCCCGACAGCTATGTGTTACGCGACTGGAGTTGCCTCAAGTTCTTCTGATTCAACGGTTCCCATTTCAATCGCTATTGACGCACAAAATGTCTCTGATGCGAAAAAAAGTGTTTATTTGAGAAACAGCTCAACGCGAAGTAATGCTGGGTCTCGTTTTCTGGCAATAGGATATTAATTATGAATAATTTTATTTACAGCCCATCAGAAAATGCTTTTTACCCATACGCCCTGCAAGAAACGTATGTTCTGTCGGGAAGCTGGCCGAAGGATAGAATAGATGTTGATGATACTATTTTCTATGAATTTGCTGGTGAGCCACCGCCAGGTAAAATCAGAGTAGCAGGTGATGATGGATATCCTGTATGGGCAGATAAACCAGCACCCTCTCACGAGGAACTTGTAGCGGCTGCGGATGCAGAAAAAATGGAGCGGATCGATCAGGCAAACGAGTTTATGAACAGTAAGCAGTGGCCCGGCAAAGCAGCAATGGGCCGCCTTAAGGACGCGGAGAAAGAACAATATAACGCATGGCTTGATTATCTGGATGCACTGGAAGTAGTGGATACAACCAGCGCACCAGATATCGAGTGGCCTACTCCGCCGGAGGTGTAGGCCAGTTAATTACGGGAGCCGTTGATGTGTCGACGGCTTTCACTTCTTTGATGTAATTTATCCACGTGATCAGGCTGGCTTTATCTTCATCGCTGATAATTCCTAACTGTAATTCAGTCTGCCAGAAACTGATTGTTTCCTGTGCTTTCGCCAGCAACGCGGCCTTTTGCTGATCAGCCGCTTCAACATCAGCAGCGTGCAAAGCATAGGTATCGGTAACCCAATAACTGCCATTCCATTTATCATAAGGTGTGATTGGTACCGCAGTGGTAAATCCCTCTTTAATTTCCCCGATATAATCGACTACTGACGGACTGCCATCGTCAGTTGAATATACCACCTCACCTCGATAGTCTTTTTCTTGTTCCCATCCAATATTTTTAAATACTGAAACTTTCCCGTTGATTTCAGCACCGGGATCAGCCGTGGTTGAGTTATCAGGCATTGACACCCCAATATTTATGTATTCATCAGACCAACCGACATATTCTTTTGTGAAAGGGTCATAATAAAAGCAGCGAATTGTGCCTGGTTCGGAAGCAAGTCCTTTATTATCAAAAATCACGGTCATTATTTTGCCCTTACGAGAAAGTTGAACGCTATATTACGGGGGCGAGATTCATCGCCAAATTTATCGGAACCTGTTGATGCTCTTGCAGAATACGTCTGTAAGACAGTTCCTGTTGAGGGGTTAAAGTTATATTCATTTGTTCCGGAAGGATAATAAGTAATTGCCGTAGTGTTATCAGTAAATACCGCAGTCATAACACCATCGCCACCACTTCCTGCAGTAGTCGGCATGAAATGCCTATGGTCGTAAGAAAGCCCATTTTGGGCTGTTAATAGAGAACGACCTGAATCAACCCCGCGCCCATCATCCCAGACTCTGATAAATTCGCCACGAGTATCGTTTAGCTTCAGACTGGGGATAACAAGCGCCAGTTTAGGATAAGTAGCCGCAGAGAATGAGGCTCCATTCCATTTAAGGAAGACCATATCAGCCCATTCATCCATGACCGTATTAGGCATCGCCGAGGACGGCCAGAAGAATGGAATGCCGATAGCTGGCGCGCCAGCTCCCAAACGGACGTTTTAT